ATCATTCCTAGGGATCTCTTGCACTCTATACAAATCTAGTATATAAATTAATCACTATACAATTTAATTAGAACATAGACGCGTATAGTCGACGGCCTAGAGACTATGTTCGGAAACTAGGAGGATAATAATATGGCAAACACTACATTTACAGGACCAGTAACATCATTAAATGGTTTTATTGGTGGACCTAACGTTAACGCAGGAGACACTCAACAAGGTGGAAAAACTCCTTACACAGTTACAGATGCTAACACAATTACAGACGGAACTAATAGTCTTGAAGCAGCTGATAACGAAGGTGTATTAGTTTACGTACAAAATGGTGCAGCAGGTGCAGCAGTATATGCTTTTTCAGATGGAACAAACTGGAAAAGATGTGATACACTTGCAAACATTGCATCATCATAATAAATAATTAGTGTGGGGCTTTGGCCCCACATAAAATTTTAAGGAGAAACAAAATATGAAATCAGATGTAAAAGCGGTAAGAGTTTCTGGTACAGGTGCTGTCTTTGCTGGAAGAACAAGACTAAGAGGACTTATTCTTGCTTCAGATGGTGGTGGTGCAGGTTCAATAATCTTACAAGACAATACTGATAGTACAACTTTATTCCAAGGAGACTGTCCAACAGGAGATGTCTTTGCATTTAATATTCCAGAAGACGGAATTTTATTTCCTGGAGGAATGAAAGTTTCTACTATTACAAATATTGAAGGCGCAACATTACTTATAGATAAGTAGGAGGCTGAATGGCAACTTCCGGAACTACAATTTTTGAATCAGGTTTTTCTATATCAGATATAGTGGAAGAAGCTTATGAAAGAATTGGAATAAAAGGTGTTTCAGGTCATCAACTAAAAACTGCAAGACGTTCTTTAAACATAATGTTTCAAGAATGGGGTAATAGAGGTCTTCATTTTTGGGAAGTAAAAAATAATTCAATTACATTAGTTGATGGTCAATCAGAATATACAATGTATAGGTCAACCACTGACGGTACTTCTGATGCGACAGCCGTTTATGGTGTTGATGATATATTAGAAGCAAGTTATAGAAATTCTTCTAATGTTGATTTTTCTCTAACAAAAATTAATAGATCAAATTATCAAGGTCTATCTTCTAAAACACAAGAAGGAACTCCAACACAATATTTTGTACAAAGATTTATTGATAGAGTAACTATCACTTTATATTTAACTCCGGGATCCACTGAAGCCGGAAACTTTTTAAACTATTATTATGTTAGCCGGATTCAGGATGCCGGGAACTATTCTAACGAAGCAGATGTACCTTATAGATTTGTACCTTGTATGGTAGCTGGACTTGCATATTATTTAGCAGTTAAAGATGCACCAGATAGAATTCAAATGTTAAAAATGTTATATGAAGATGAATTAAAAAGAGCTTTAGAGGAAGATGGTTCTTCATCAAGTACATTTATAACTCCAAAAACTTATTACCCAAATGTCTAGATCAAACGGAAAATATGCACAATTTATTTCAGATCGTTCTGGTATGGCTTTTCCATATAAAGAAATGGTTGTTGAATGGAATGGTTCACGTGTACATGTTTCAGAATTTGAACCAAAGCAGCCACAATTAGAACCTAAACCAGCTGTAGCTGATCCACAGGGTTTACAACATGCAAGACCTGCTCGAGTTGAACCTGCAACAGAAAATTTATTACCTGGAAATCCATTTAGTTTAACTTCAGGATCAAGCACTGTAATAGTTACAGAACCAGCGCATGGAAGGTCAACAAATAATACAGTTGTCTTTAGAAATGTAAATGGAAGCCCCGGAGGCTTGGTGTATTCTTTATTTGAAAATGCTTCAGGATTTAGTATAACAGTTATTGATACAAATAGTTATAGTTTTGATTGTGGAAGCAATGCAACTGTAACAGAAAATTCAGGAGGAATGTTTGTAACTGCAGGACCAGTTACTCTAACACCATAATGGCTTATACTTTAGCAAACTTACAAGATGATATTAGAAATTATACAGAAGTAGATGATTCTGTTTTAAACACAGGTATTTTAAATACTATAATTAAAAATGCAGAAAATAGAATCTATAGAGAAGTAGATTCTGATGATAATAGATTTTATGCTACTTCAAACTTAGCAGCAGGTAATAGATATGTAACTATACCCTCTGATTTAAGATTTATTCGATATGTACAATTAACTGACTCATCTGGAAATCAAGTTTTTTTAGAAAAAAGAGATACATCTTTTATGGCTGAGTATTATAATACTCCAGGTACAGCCTCAGGTATTCCTAAATATTATGCTAATTGGGATGCTAATTATTGGGTAGTAGCACCTACACCAAATAGTACTAATTTAATAACATTAGCTTATACTAAACAACCAGATTCAATAACAACTGGAGTATCTAGTACTACAGGAACTTACGTATCTAATAAATATCAGGATTTACTTTTGTATGGATGTCTGGTAGAAGCATATGGATACTTGAAAGGTCCTGCAGATATGCTACAATACTATGAAGGAGCTTTTAATAAAGCATTACAATCGTACGCGATCGAACAACAAGGTCGTAGACGCCGAGACGAATGGCAAGATGGAGCCATTCGAGTACCTCTTAAATCTCAATCACCATCATAATTTAAGGAGACAATTAAATGGCAAATATAGTACCTGACTCTTTTAAAACAGACCTACTTGGTGGCGTGTTTGATTTTGATTCATCTGGTGGATCAACTTTTAAACTAGCGCTTTATACATCTTTAGGTGGTTTCAGTACTTCTACAACTGCTTATACAACTACCAATGAAGTTTCTTCATCTGGTACAAACTATACTGCAGGTGGAAATACTCTAACTAACAACGGTGTAGCAGTAGCAAGTAATATTGCGTACGTTGATTTTGCAGATTCTACTTTTAGTTCTGTAACTTTAACAGCTGTAGGTGCACTGATTTATAAAGGTACAAGTAATGAAGCTGTATTAGTTCTAGACTTCGGTGGATCAAAAACTGCAACTAACGGTGATTTCGTTGTTCAGTTTCCAGCTGCTGATTCTTCTAATGCAATCATTAGACTTGGCGACGCGTAATATTTATAAGGAACACAAATGGCGTTAGTAGTAAACGATAGAGTAAAAGAAACTAGTACGACTACTGGTACTGGCACGTTCACTTTGGACGGAGCGGTAACTGGTTTTGAAACTTTTTCTTCTGCTATTGGAAATACAAATACGACTTACTATGCAATATCTTTACAAGGTGGAGCAGAGTTTGAAGTTGGTCTTGGGACCGTTGCGGCTGGAACATTAGCTAGAACAACTATTATTTCCTCATCTAACTCAGATAGCGCTGTTAACTTTTCAGCAGGTACAAAGGATGTATTTTGTACTTTACCAGCAAGTAAAGCGGTATTTAAAAATGCATCTGATGTTATTGAAGGTGTACCAAGTAATGGGTTCGTGATTGCAATGTCGATCGCCTTGTAGTATAAGGAATAAATTATGGCACAAAACTTTAGAAATTATCTAACAAGAGAAACAGGAACTTCAGCAGTTGATGCTTTAGGTGGAGCAGCCGATAGCTTTGATACATTAATTAGTATTAGAATGGCTAACATCACTACTTCAACAATTAATGTTGAAGCTTACATAAGAAGATCATCAGCTAATTATTATTTAATCAAAAATGCTCCAGTTGTAAGTGGCGGATCATTGGAACTTATTGATGGAGGCTCGAAGATAGTACTTGCTTCAGGAGATCAGCTGTTTGTTAAATCAGACACTGCTTCTTCTTTAGATACTGTCGTTGGCGCTGTAGATGATATAAGTACGTAGGAGGAATCATGGCTTATTTAGGAAACGCTCCGAAACAAAATTTAAATACCATGAACTCTCAACAGTTCAATGGTGATGGATCCACTGTCAATTTTACATTAAGTCAAAGTGTTGCTAACACTGCAGAAGCAGAAGTCTATGTTGGAAACGTTAGACAAGATCCATTTTCAGCTTACTCAATATCAGGTGGGACTACTTTAGCTTTCACAGAAGCTCCACCATCAGGCACAGCAAACATCTATGTAGTGTTCCAAGGAAAATCTACTGGTAACATTGAACCAGGAGCCAACAGCATTGAAGCTGGAATGATTAAATCAATCAACGGTGGTTATAAAAATTTAGCAACAATTTCAGAAGCAATTACAGTTCCTGCAACAGATAATATGATGATGTGTGGTCCAGTAAGTTTCACTAATACAGTCACAGTTAACGGAACATTAACGGTAGTATAATATGGCAACATTATTTGTAGATAAAATAGACCCACAATCAGGAACTAGTTTAGAGATAGGTAGTTCAGGGGATACGATTACTACTGCAACAGGAGCTAAACCAAGTTTTCTATATCCAGCTTTTGAAGCGTACTTATCTGCAAATCAAACTGTTTCAAATGTAAGTTATACTTTGACAGAATTTGATACAGAAGTTTTTGATACAGATAACTGTTATGATAATTCTACTAATTATAGATTTACTCCAACTGTTTCTGGAAAATATTTTGTTTACGCAAATGTACAAGCAATAGGAAGTGCAGATACTTTACGAGATGGTATAATAGTTATTCAAAAAAATGGAGTAAACTATAGAGAATCTAGAGTTAATCCTCAAAATGGTGCTCCTGAAAGTGAATTGCATCTTCATGCAGTTGCAACAATAAGTATGAATGGTAGTTCAGATTATATTAGTGTTAATGGATATATAAATGTAAGTTCTGGCACTCCTCAATTTTCATCAGACATTAAAGGCACATATTTTGGTGCATACAGGATAGGATCATAATGGGAACAATTAAAACAACAAACATAGAACCAATCGCGGACAACGGCACAGTAACCCTGGGTAGTTCTGGGGATACGTTTACTATACCTTCTGGTGTAACAATGACAGTTCCAAGTGGTGGATTGTCTGGTCAAAACTATCCATCATTCTTTGCAAGAAAACTTGGTAATCAAGTTCTAACATCAGACACTGATACTAAGATGATTGCAGATGATGAAGTTTTTGATACAGATAGTGCCTATGACACTAGCACAGGTGCCTTTACTGTGCCAACAGGACAAGGTGGAAAATATTTTTTTACTTATGGTTTTAGTGTACAAAATATAGATGATTCAGCAGCAGTGGCAGTTAATATAAAAGTTAATGGTTCATTTATAGATGGCACAAGTGTTTTATCTGGTTCATATAGTTTTTTAAATACAGCATATAATGGCGCAAATGTTGATGACCCATCAGTAACAGCTTCTGTACTTGTAGTTTTATCTGCTGGAGATTATGTAGAAATGTGGGGAAGACAGAGAGATAATAGTACAGAAAATGCAAGATACCTTCGTTTCGGTGGATTTAGGATAGGAGATTAATCATGGCATCAATTATAAAAGCAAATCAACTACAGGACTTTGGCGGTAACAGCATTATCACATCTGATGGTGCGGGTAATCTTACTACGCAGAAGATTAACTATCCTGCTTTTGAAGCGTATAGAAATGTAACAGAAAATTTAACAAATGCAGCATCTTCAAAAATTGCGTGTGATACTGAAATATATGATACAGATAGTTGTTATGATAACACAACCAATTATAGGTTTACTCCTACAGTTGCTGGAAAGTACTTTGTATATGGTTTCGCTGGTGTAAATACAGGTGGAAGTAGCAGACTTGAACAAAATTGGGGACTGATTTATAAAAATGGTAATGCTACAATTCAAGCTCAAAATGATTATCGAGCTAACCCAATAAGAATAAATGCAGTTAATGTTTCTGGTGTTATAGATATGAATGGAACTACAGATTATTTAGAACTTTATGTTTATGCTGATTCTAACACATCAACACCAAATTATTTAGGTAGTGCTGGAACTTATAGAAGAACAGTTTTCGGCGCATACAGGATAGGAAGTTAATTATGGCATTAAGTAAAATAGATACAACAAACATGATCGAGGATGTACCTCAATCGAAACTTGATAATAATATCAACTTCAGAAACATCATCATCAATGGTGACATGAGCATAGCACAAAGAGGAACTTCTTTTCCTGGATTAACAAATGGTAATAATAGCGATTATTTAGTAGATAGATTTAATTTTTCTGAAAGTGGCAGTGAAAGTTTTGTTATTGACGCATCACAATCAACTGATGTTCCAAGTGGTCAAGGTTTTGCAAATTCTTTAAAATATTTAGTTGATACTGCTGATACAAGTTTAGATTCTCTAGGAGGAGTTGCTTTAAATTACAGATTTGAAGGTCAAATGTTACAATATTTAAAAAAAGGAACTGCTAATGCTGAGAGTTTAACTTTATCTTTTTGGTTTAAATCATCTTTAACAGGAACTTATATTGCTGAACTTTATGATAAAGATAATGAGAGAACAATTTCAAAATCATATACTGTAAATACCGCAGATACTTGGGAAAAGAAAACAGTTACTTTTGAAGGAGATACTACAGGTACTTTTGATAATGATACTGGTAGAAGTATGGATTTAACTTTTTGGTTTTCAGCAGGTTCTGGTTATCAATCTGGTACTTTACAAACATCATGGGGAACGACAACAACAGCTAATAGAGCGGTTGGTCAAGTTGATTGGAGTGCTACAGTTAATAATGAATTATACATCACAGGCGTACAATTAGAAGCTGGAACAACTGCATCTGATTTTGAGTTCTTGCCTGTTGATGTTAATTTACAAAGGTGTCAAAGATATTTTTATTCAAATGAAGTTATAAGTAACACTACTTATTGGATGGATACTTATACATCAACTACTGGTTATATAGTAAGTTTATTATCATTTCCTGTAACAATGAGAATAAGAGCTACGATGAGCTATAGTGGTAACTGGACTAGCTCTAATACAACTACTTCTTCACCAAGTTTTGTTGCTTTTTCAGAACAAGGTTACAAAATGCAAGCTAGAGCAACTAATTCTGCTAGAACTTTTATATATCCTGATGGTGCAGGAACACTAACAGCAAATGCGGAGTTATAATTATGATTAGAAATTTTACATCAGTTACAAAATTATATGACATGAATAACAATGTTGAGGCATACGTTATTGTTGAAAATAGCAAAACATCATTTGTACCACTAGACACAGCAAATTCAGATTACCAAGCAATTCTGACATGGATTTCAGAAGGAAATACAGTTATTGATAACCCACCAGAATAATATATAATAACCTAAAGGAGACAAAAACTATGGCATCACTTTCAAGCAAAATCAAACAGTACGCATCAGACAATGGTGTCGCTTCTGTTGACTTTATGACGGACGTTTTGCTTCAGGACGACTCAAATGGTCAGGGACCCTACATCAAGGAATGGAATATTTCTGGATTAGCGAAACCGACTGATGAGCAACTGAACGCTGTAGATTCTGCTGCAGATCTCGAAGAG